CCTCCATTTCCGGCTTGTCGGTGAGCATTTCACCAATCAAATCCACGTATGCCCCGCCGATCTTCTCGGGCAGACTGACGAAGGAAACCTGGTGCAGCTTCACATCGACGGTCTGCTCAAGGTACTCGTCGATCTTCGCAGCCACGGCCTTCTGCGCCTCGATGGCGGCGGCGTGCTTCTTGCGGAGCCATTCCAGGGAGCCCTCAAACTCCTCTTTGCGCTTCGTGATAACGAAATCCCCGTCGGCGTCCACAACGGGCTGCCCGTTGTCGTCGCGGTCAGCCATTTCCTCGGCGGCATCTGTGCATTCCTGCATGAATGCCGCATACTCCGGCAGGGAGTAGTGGAGCCGCTGAACCTCTGCCCCGGTCTCGTTCAGGAGCGCTCGGAGCCGGTTGGCGTTCTTCCCGCAGGCGTACTTGAACTTCAGCACGTCCTCGCGGTTGTCGGTCTCCCCCGGCGTGACCTTGCACGCCTGGTCGTAGGCTTCCTTGGTCTCGTACAGGGCTTTGCGCGTCAGTGTCAGCGTCTTCATGTATCTCCTTGTGCGCTCTATGGCGCGTTGCGTTGTGTTACAGAACAGCGGCGGCGGAGCGTTCGACCTCGGCATCCGGTGGATGCTGCACGGCCTCGATCTCGGCAACGGTCTTTGCCCGCTCAATGGTCAATTTGTCGGCGGCATTGGCGATATTGGCTTGAATCTCGCCAATCTGGGCCATGACTTTCTGCGCTTCCGCAGCGATCCTCTCGGCGTCAGCCTGGTCTTTCGCGGCCTTGGCTTGCATCTGAAGCAACTGCACCTGAAGCGTGGCAAGTTCGAGTTGCGCCTGCATGGACTGCTGCTCGGCTTCGGCTTCGGCCTGCATTTCGGCGCTGGTCTTCCATATCTGGTCGGGTTCCATATCCTGTGCCTTGGCGATCTCGCCCAAGAGATAGCGCAGTTTGGCCTGCTTCTTGATGTCGGGGTCAGACGAGATGAGGGAGAGGAAGTTCAGAAGGCGCTGTAGCCGGATGTAGCGGTTCTGGAACGAGTCGAATCCGTTGGGCCGGATTGAGAAGTCGCCCTTGCCGTCCACAACGTCAGGGTTTGCCATGTTGTAGGCATGGAACTTGTCCAGAAGCCGCCCGATCAGCCTATCCAGGCGCTTGATGACGTTGCCCATGTACTTGCCGGCCTTCTCAAGCCGTTGCTGCAACTCGAAGGCGGTCTGGGGGTTGGCGCTCTGGTGGCCCTGTTCCGCCCTCGGGACGTGGCTGGTCATGTCCGAGAATTCCAGGAACATGGTGATAAGGTTCTGAAGTGAGGCGGTTACGTCCGCAAACTGAGGCTGGAACATGCCCTTCCGGGCGTCTTCGTCAGGCCCCACCTCGCCGGTCAGAGTGAATACCCCCCCCTCAAACCAGTTGGTCTCGGGGTCTTCGTCGAACCATTCACGCTTGATGAACAGCATGAAGTTGGCGATCAGCTTGGCGTTGTCCTCGAAGGACCGGATTGCCCCGTTGAGAACCTTCTGGCAGGACTCCATGTTGTCCGCGATGCCCACGCCGTCCGGGCTGTCGTTGTTCGGCTCGAACTCCTCGCGTTCGTAGGGAGTCGGCCCCGGCTGTACCTTGAAGGCCACAATCTCGTCATTGGCAGTCTGGGCGAATATCTTGACCAGCTTGCCGGGGAGTTTCGGCTCGTCCGGGTCGGCGGGTTCCGGCGCGGTGTCGGCATTCCCATCCTTGTCGAGAGCGGCCAACTTCCGCTGGAATGCCCGAACCTTCTCGACGGGGGCCAGGCACCAAAACTCGGCAAAGTCAATGGTCTTGTTCCGGTTGGCAATGTCGCGCAGGCGGGGCGGCATATTGGTCGTGTTGTCGTACTCGGTGGTCGTCCCGGCGTTGGATGCGGCGCATTTCTCCAGGACTTTCTTGATGTTCGCGGGAATCTTCAGCGGCAACGTCACCATAAGTCGCAGATCGTACGGGCTGATTGCTCGCGCCCGGATCACATACGCGCCCTGGCGGATGTCCTGCTCCTCCATGTCCCGGTACATCTCCCAGGGGGTGACGTGCTCGAATGCCTTGGTGTCTTCGGCCTTTACCACTTGGTCAAACACCCCGCCGCCCACATCGACGTAGTGCTGCGTCTCGATGGTGTCTGAGTAGTCGTGCGTCCAGTATTCGCCGTAGGTAACGGCATCATCAAGGCACTTCATCAGTTGTTCGACGGCGTTGCAGTGGCGCAACTGGCGATGCAAGCGGGCCTCGCAGAACTCAATGGCGTCCTCGACCGTATCGGCCGCGCTCGGGTCTTGCTCGATGGCCTCGGTGGAACTGCCCTCGTCTTCCAGGGCACAGATGAACGGCACCCGGTTGTCCTTGAACACGGTGTCAGCGATGAGGGAGATGGCCGAGACACACTTCTGCTTGGTGATGTCGAAGAAGGTGTCGGACTGCCCCGGCTTGGTCTTTTCGGTGGTTTTCCACGTCCCTTTCGGGTCCAGCGAGGCGTCAGCGTATCGAGCGGCACGGTTTCGATTCCACTTCTGCTCGGTCTTCTGCCGGTTTTCCTTGGCTTCCTTCAGGCATGAATCGCGCAGCCAGGATGCCAAGCTGCTGTCTGGTACGGAGCCTCTTTCGCTCATATTGCTACCTCATGTGGCGTCCTGCACGTAGGGATTCCTCAATTTCAGATTCCACCCATACACCATGTGGGGGGTGCGCGTCAAATCTGTCACAACCGAAGGCGGATCACGCTACTATCCCGGTTGATCGTGTTAGTTGTGCCATCAATTCGTTCCCATGCGTTCAGTTGATTTCCTTTCGCCGCTCTCATCAGATTCTCTCCCACGCCAGTCGTTTCTCGACCGGCTTCCACGGTTTCTGCTCATAGGACGCCAGGGCGCACAGTAGGGCGTGCTTCTCCGGGCAGGGATGCTCAGGGTTGGCCTGTCCCGCCCGCAGCGCGTCTACCAGCACTGGCGGCATCGTCAGGCGTTCCTCGGCCATCGTCTGCCAGATGATGTGCTCCGCGCCGTCCTGATCCGACCACTTCGCCTCACGGAATCGCGGTTTCGGCTCGATCACCACGCATCGCTGCACGGCCTGCCGATAGCGGAGGTTCACCACCCCGGATTCGTGCCACCAGTAGTCTCGGGCCGCATAGTTCGTCCAGTTGGCGTTGAACCAGGCGGCAATCCCCTTGTGCTTCATCTCGCCGTCCGGGGTCAGCAGGTTGTCCACGGTGCGGAACTCGGTGAACTCGAACACCGTGAGGTGCTTGGAGCGGCAGTGCTGCCCCAGGAGCACGGCATATCCGCGCACGGTCATATCGGTGCCTGACTGGTGGGCGAACGGCCAGGCGATCCCGCCTCGCATGATATACCGGGCGCTTGGATTGGTGGGGAAATGCAGCCGGACACAGCGTTGTTCGGCGTCGTAGGTCGCTGATCTGGGGCGCTCGACTTTCACGATGCCTTTTTCTTCAGCCGTTCCATGATGTGATTCTCTCCGCTTCGCGTCATGTAGGGCCGGATTGCCTTCCTGACAGCCTGTAGGGAGACGCGGCGTTGTGCCTCATCCGGGTCAGAGTTACCCATCGCCTTATCTTTGGCGCGAAATGCGACGATCCTTACAAGCCCGCCGCACACGGGGCATTGTAGCTCAGCGACTTCTGGTCCATGCCATTTCATCGCTTCGCTAAGGAAGTCCCCATGCTCCAACTCGATCACCGATCCACATACCGGGCATGTGTGCCGCCCGATCCACCATTCCTGCTCTCGTCGCTCGATTACCTTCATATCGCACGCTCCATTATCCGCCTGTTGATCTGTTCACACAACAACCCAAACGTATACCTGAGACCATCGCGGTCTTTTGATGTCGCCTTGTGGGACAGCATCAGGGTCTTTTCGCGGGCATCAATCAGTTCCGCCATAAACAGGTCGCGGGGGGAGTCCGGCTTCTGCCGCACGTCGATTGTCACCTCCGTTGCCAGAGGCGGCTGGCACACTGGTAGGTCGTCTAGGTCAACAATCTTGGACGCGCCAGGAGGATAGACCTTGATCCGGTAGTGCCCATCCTTGCGGTGTTCCAGCAGATTCCCGTTCACACGTACCGCGATCATGTTGTCCTCCTTGTAGTGCTTCATGCTTCATAATCCCCCGCTGCTGACTGCATCAGTTTCCCCATCGTAAACGCCCCAGGATCAAGCCCCGCAAGCTTTACGCACGCAAACACAGCCGCATCCATGCGGTTTGGGCTGGGGTCATTGTTGATCGGCTCGAAGCGGGTCTGCTCGTCTTCAAGGTATCGGAACGTCCCGGCGTGGTGGATCATGCCCTGTTCATACATGCCGGCCACCGGCTCGGCCCGAACAACCTTACCACGAGAAGACCAAATGCTTTCATAGGGCACCATCCCGCCCCCCGGAGTCGTGCGGATGACATGTTCCACCATCGAGCCACCCATGTTGCGCTCGGCCACAATCACATTCGCGCTGTACTGGCGATACAATTCAAGAAGCCGTGCCCCCCATTCTGCCGGATGGCCCTTGAAGCTGGCGTCTTCCAGGATGTAGAGATGCCCCCTATCGTCCTTCCCAGCTACGACAATCCCGGTCTCGTCGCTGCCTTCCTCGGCGGTTGCTGCCGGGTCACAGGCGACGACAATGTAGACCAAGGGCGGAACGTCATCGGGGTTGATACGATAACGGTCAATGGTCGCTATCTTCCACAGCGCAAACTCGGAGTCCTCCGACCAGAGACCATGCAAAAAGCGGCGACGCTGGGCTTCTGGCAGCGCCTCAAGCTCTGACTTATACGCATCCGAAAGGTTCTGCCAGTTCTGGTCAGGATTCATCAGGATGCAGGCATAGCGTTTCCGGTATCCGTTCACCTTTTCCTCAAGCGTCCCAGGTACGATCCCCTCAATGAACTCTTGATGGCTCCAATGGCTTTTTGTCGGCGGGTTGCAGTCATAGAGCATCTTTGGCGGCATGGGCGGGGTTTTCTGCCGTAGACGTGTACGGAGCAGGGCAATGGTGTCGAAGTCGTGGAACTCCGATGTCTCGTTGACATAAATCGTGCCGAACTCGGCCCCAAGTATCTTCTCGCGCCTTGTTCCGTCATCCATCCCCCCAAGCCACAACTCAGAGCCATTTGGGAACGTGAATACCCAATCGCTCTTGTTTACCTCGATCGGGATGCCAGGAAACACCGTCTTGCGTACCTCGGGGATCGTTCCTTGCCCGATAAACTGGCGGGCGTGCTTGAAGTGGCGGCGCACGATGAGAGCGCGATGCGGCACCGCGAAAGACCGTAGCAACATGCAGGCGATCCACCCGAACGTCTTGGAAGACCCGGCCCCGCCATAGGCCATGCAGTGCGTGGCGCTGGACCCCAGCATCCGGGCCTGCGCGATCTGCCCGACAGTCGGAACGAAGTCGGGATTCGTTGACCCGTACAGGTTGCCTTTGCCCTTGGCCTTCGCCATGTCGCTCCTACTCAGGGGTGGAGTCGTCTTGCGAGAATGGGGCTTTGCCGCCCAGGATGATGCCCTTGCCGTCTACGGATACCTTGATTGACATGGCAACGGGTCCTCCGTCCTTGCCTGTGTGCTCGTGCTCAGACTTGTCGCGGTAGCCGGCGTGGTTCTTCAGCCAGAAGATCGAACCCGTAGGAGACTTGCCCTCCCACAGCTTGCGCTCAACATCTTGCTGCACCTTCAGCTTCGCACGCTTTATGAGTGCGGAAAACCCATCGCGCTTTTCGTACTCTGACAGGGCGTGAACGTCGCAAAAACCCAAGAAATAAGTCAATCCTGCGATGGTGTACGGCTCGGGGACTACCGCAGTCTTCGCATTGCCGTCATCGTCGATGTCCACGGTCTTGATGCGGTTGTCGCAGAAGGCGAAATACTCGTCTATCTTGGCCTGCATCACAGCGGGGTCGTCATAGAGGGGGGGGCGGCCTCCGGGGTGATCCGGGTTTTGGCGGGCCTGCGTCTTCGGGCGCGTCTTGCGCTTCGCGGCTTTCTTCTTCACGGCCTTGCGCTTCGCCACCTTCTTCTTCGGCGTGGACCGCGCTCCGCTCTCGGGCTTCTTGCGTCTGGTCATGGCTGTTCCTCCATTCGGGATAGCCATACACCAAACGGGAGGCGGCGTCAAATCTGTCACGGGGGCATGAAAAAAACATAGTTTATCC